CCACTCCGGCGAGGAGGAGGAGGAGGAGGACGAGGAGATGGAGGCCGCTTACGGCGGAAAGGCAAAGATGAGCAAGGGCAAGACCAGCGAGAAGGCTCTGTTCGCTCGTGTGCAGGAACTTGAGCGTCAGTTGCGCCTTGAGCGTTTCGGTCGCGAGGTCGATTCGATGATCCGCGACGGCTACCGCTGCGGCAAGTTCCGCAACAGCATGGTTGAGGAACTGGCTGACACGGCCAATCCCACCGCGAAGATGGCGTTCTGGAAGGCGACGATGGCGAAGAATCCCATCAACGTCCCGACCGTGGCGCAGCACACCGTCACCGACGAGGCTCACGAGAGCATGGACATCAAGGCCGCTACCGCTCGTGCGGTGCATGAGGCCGCTGGCGACCTGACGAAGTTCAAGTCGCTTTTCGCCAAGTATTCGGGCCAGAAGGCCTAATCGAAAGGAAGCACGATCATGGGATCTTTCTCTGACACTCCGGCACTCATCGCGGGCGGCGACATCTACCCGTGGCGTTTCGTCAAGGTTTCGACTGCTGCGGACGATACGGGCCTGCAGGCTGCTGAAGCCACTACGACTGTTCTCGGCGTTTCCGATGGCAGCACCAAGGTTGCGGTTGGTACTGGCAGCGACCTTCACGCGGCCAGCACCGATCCGATCACCCTTCAGGGTGGCGACGTTGTGCTTGTGCAGTGCAGCGGCAACATCACCCGTGGCGCTCTCGTGGAGTCGGATGCGAACGGCAAGGCGCAGACTGCAACCACGACCACCGGCGCGCGTTTCCACGGTTACGTCGCCCTTCAGAGCGGCTCGGATGGCCTCATCATTCGCGTCCAGAAGGTGTCCGGCTGGCGTTACTACGCTTGATCTAACAGCCAACCCCCAACACAAGGAGAAATGACAAATGGCTGAAGTCGGAATTGGCGGTGGGCTGAATACCTTCATCCCAACTTTCTCGGCGGCAACGGGTCAGATTCAGATTGAGTTCACCCGCGCCGTCAATCGTTTCCCCATCACGCAGTACGCGCAGATCGTGCCCGTGCAGCAGATGAGCGGCTATTACCTTCGCATCGACGAGGAGGAGACTGCCCGCGTGGTCAACACGCAGGACTACCAGTGGCCTCTCGGCGAGGATCGTCCCACGGGCATCAACAGCGACATTGACTGGCTGCAGTTCACCTGCCAGCGCTTCCAGTCGTCGTTCCACATCCCGCAGGAGACTGCTCGTCAGGCGCAATGGGATGTCGTGGCTAGCCACGCTCGCATCGCGGCTGCGAAGATGATGACGCACCGTTCGTTCCGCATGGCTACGCAGTTGACCACCTCGGGCAACTACACCACCGGATCGAACTACTTCGCGGCAGCCACCGATCTGGTGACTGGCGTGAACATCACCAGCACCGATGGCGTGCAGCAGATCATTCGCGCGGCGATTGAGAAGATCGTGCAGAACACGGTTGGCGCGGTGTCTCCGAAGGACATCCTGCTGATTGTGAACCCAATCACTGCTCGCATCCTTGCGACCAGCGAGGGCGTTCGCGATTACGTCAAGAACTACCCCGCCGCTCTGTCGTTCCTCAAGGGCGACGATACCTTCGCGGCCTACGGCCTCCCGCAGACCCTGTTCGGTCTGGGTGGCGTGGTGGTCGATGACACGGTGCGCGTGTCCACCCGTAAGGGCGGCGCGAACACCCGTGGGTTCTTCTACGGAACCTCGACTGCTCCCGGCATGGTGTTCGTGAGCCGTCCCGGCGGTCTGGTTGGCAATGAAGGCCCGTCCTTCAGCAGCGCAACCGTCTTCGCCTACGAGGACATGACCGTCGAGACTCTCGACGATCCGTGGAACCGCCGCGTTCGCGGTAGCGTGACCGACAACAGCGCGACCGTCTTGACGGCCCCGCTCTCGGCGCTCTACATCGCTGACTCGAACTCCTGATCGCGGCCCTAAAGGCGCAACTACGGGCCGCTCGGCTAACCACCGGGCGGCCCTCTTTCTTGGAGGATTGATCTATGCCGATGACGCAACTCCTGTCGAACGCCAACTTTGCGCTGTACGTCGATACGCGCCTGCTGGCCGAACTCGCATCGGACACGAACTCGGACGGTACGGTATCGACCAGCACGATCATTACGGAGAGCCTGCTCCGGGCTGGCGAGGAGGTGGCGAGCGCGGCTACCCGATCGAACGCCTACACGGTGTCCGAACTTGAAACGCTGGCTACCGATGGAAACGGGATGCTTCGCGGGTTGGTGGCGGATCTCGCGCTCTGCTTCCTGTTTGAGCGGAGAGGTGGCGACGTTCCAGAGAGCGTCAAGGCAAAGGCCAACCGAGCGCAAGCGACCCTATCCGACCTGCGGGACGGGAAGCGGCTGTTCGCGGTGGACATCAAGCGGGCCAGCGGCACGGCTACCGTTGAGGTCATCATGGCCTCGACGCGCGGCAGCCTCGCCATGAACGCGGATAGCACGTTCTTCCCGACCCGGCGCACTCAAGCGTTCTGACGCATAAACGATGGATATTCGCGCTTTGCTCCTGAAGCGGCTACAAGGCTCCGAGGTCGCTCGGGTGCTGGTGAAGCAGGCGCAGGCCCGTATCAAGGCGCGGGGCAGCGACGTGGGCGGCTACGCGCCCTTGTGGGCCGATACGGCGAAGATCATCATCGGCAAGGGCAAGCGGCGGCGGGAGCAGGCCCATTACCGCAAGGGCGGGGTTCCGCTGTACGACACGGGCGACACCTTCCGCAGCCTGACGGCTACCACCGCTGCCGTTGCCAACGGGGTTCGTATGACCCTGCAGGGCAGCATCATCGCCGCGATGCACCAGACCGGATTCCGCACCAGCGGGCCGAACTTCATCCCGTTCACCCGGAAGGCCGCGAAGGAATGGGTGGTGCAGGACGAGGCCAAGCGCAAGGCCGGGACAAAGCGCAAGTCAAAGCCGTTCAACGCGACCTACCCGATCAGCAAGCCTGCTGGCCTTGTGGCGGGTAAGGGCGTGACCGTTCCCGCCCGACCGATCTTTGCGATGCCCGAGACAGCCCGCCGCGAGGTGGCGCGTTCTATCGCTCGTGCATTGGGTGCTAGATAAACTCAAACCACGGAGGACTTGATATGCCTATCGCTCTGAACGTCACAGGCCCGCACCTCATTCGATGGGGTACTACCACATCAACGTATTACGATCTTGGTCGGACGGATAACGACGATCTGTTCAACATCGAGATTGAGTACAAGTACAACGACATTCAGACGAACGAGTTCGGCGCGATGCCTGCCGACGCTATCCTGATGGGCGCGGCTGCGTTCGTGAACTTCACGATGGTGTCCTACGACGCTGCACAAATCTCCGACCTATTCAACGCCTGCAACGGCTCCTCCAGCGGCATTTCGTTCCCCGAGGTCGGCGCGCTCGCTATCGGCTCGTCTGACAACCTGATCGCGCTGACGGCGGTTCCAAGTATCTCGGGGCGCCCGACCTACACCGTGGACAAGTTGCGGTTGATCTCGCACAACCTGCGCGACATCGGTAACAAGCCGACTCGCGCCGCGTTCCGATTTGAGATCCTGCCCGTGACGGCTGGCCGAGCCATTTACACGGTCAGTTGACCAAGCGGATAGACTTCCGACATGGCTACCGAGAACGACGATTTCAATATCCGAGTGACGATTCAGGGCAAGGAGTTCACCATCGACGGGATGCTCGTCATGGCCGAAGTCGCCTTGAATGGCAAGGTCGAGGAGAACCAGAACGCGCAACTGATCGAGGTGGTGCGGAAGTGCGCCGAGCCTTCCGACGTGGTTGCAGCGTTGCCCGACGCATACCTGCTGGCAATCGGCCTGAAGGTCACGATGAGGCTGCAGCAGTTGGGAAAAGCGCTCGCGCCGTAGCGATGTTCATGGCCGTCTACGGCGTGAGTCCTTACGCCATGCCGAAAGAGGTGGCGTTGGGCTGCATGATGAACTTGCGGATGGCTAACGCATGGCACAGCCTGCCATCGTTGATGTCCGTTCGTCTTGCTTTGGGCGACAAAACCGCAGAACATGAGTTCAAATCTGCGATTACCAGCAAGCCCCCATCGGCTCGGGAACAGGTCGAAATGATGCTGGAGAGCCTCAAGACAGATAGGAACCGCGCATGACCGTATCTTTGACCACGCTCTACAACCGCCTCGGTGGGCATTTCGGCATCGCCAAGACGCAGTTGGATGCTCGCTCTGGCATCGTGACTCGCGCGACCAACCTCGACGCGCAATACACCGCTGCCACGCGGTATATGTTCACGCCCGTACTCAACCAGTTCCTTGGGATCTACAACAGCACCGACGCGACGATTACTACCGCCGTTCAGGGTGCGACCAAGACACTCACGGAGATGGTTACGGCGGACAACGCCAACATTCCGAAGTCCACGATTCCGGCCATGCGGGAACTGGCTAGGCAGATGCGAGCGGGCTCAACCACGTTGCTTGAGAACACCGTGACCATCGGTGGTGTTAGCCGCACGGGTACGGGAACGGGAACCATCGTGTTTGGTACGGCTTCACAAATGAGCCGCACGGATCTTCTACAGTTTGAGTGCATCAGCGACACCACCACGGGCGCGACCGCTGGCAGCGAGGTGTTCCGCGTGACCGGGAGCGCGGCCTACAACAACATCAACGACAGCCTGTGGCCGGGTGGCACGGGGCTGTCAACGACGATGGCGAGTAACGACTACACGGCGGGAACGAACCTCATCAACAACGGAACGTTTGAAACGTGGGTGGGTGGCTTGCCGGATGGTTGGACGATTTTGTCCAACTCAACCATGATTTCGCAACTGACTAGCGGAGCGATGCGCGGATCGTCGGCGTTGAAGATCAGCAGCAACAGCGTCAAAACAGAAATCAAGCAGACAATTCCAACACAAGCACTTGGGCCGGGTAAGAGAGTGATTTTCGGGTTTTGGTACAAGAAATTGGCTGGAACGGCTACGCGCGACATTACGATGGAACTAGAAGACAACACCTCTGGTGCTGCGGCATCGGCAGGGGTTAGCCCAACAGCAACTTCG